TGGGGTGATACAGCAAACGAGAGTACTTTACATATTGATTCACAACCAACTTGTTTTGAATAATGGCTACACTTTCAGGAAATAAAATAAAAGATACTTATCAGTCGCTTGTAAAGTTCTCTGATAACGGAAATATAACAGTTGGTGCAAAACAATTAACTGATGGTTTTGGTAATAACTCGCCTATGTTTGTATCTACTACTCAAGTAGGAATAGGAGTAACACCAGAAGCAGGATTAAACCTTCACGTCTTTGGAGATGCTAAAATAGGTAGCAATCTAACAGTAATAGGAAACCTAGTAGTTGAAGGAAGCACAACAACTGTTGGGACAGATACATTAACGGTAAAAGACCCTTTAATTGTACTAGCAAACAATAACACCTCTACAGACGCAGTTGATATAGGTTTTTATGGCAAATATACTCCTTCAGGCACTACACTATACTCAGGACTGTTTAGAGAAGCTCTAACAGGCAAATATAGATTGTTTAAAGGATTAGAAGACGAACCTACTACAACAGTAAACACAAGTGGAACAGGATATACTAAAGCAGATTTAGTTATAGGTGATTTGAATGCAATAGATATAGAAGCTTCAGGTAATATTTCAACTCCTTTTGGAACTATATCAGGTGATATTGTTGGAGGCTCAATATCAGGTAGTACAGGAGATTTTAGTGGTAATGTAGATATTGACGGACAATTAGATGTAGATGATGTAATAAATATTCAAGGTTCTGCTTTTGGTAGAATAGAAATAGGGGGAAATTCAGGTGGTTATATAGATTTAAAAGCACCTAATTCTGATGACTATGATTTTAGAATTATTACAAGTTCTGGTGGTAATGAGATAACTACAGCTACAGGAGATTTAATATTTAATACAGCAGAAACATTAGCATTAACAATAGATACTTCTCAAGATGCTACTTTTGTTGGAGGTGTTACTGCAAATAGTTTTAGTGGTAATCTAACAGGAAACGTAACTGGAAATCTTACAGGAAATGTAACAGGAGACGTTACAGGTAATGTTACAGGTGATTTAACAGGAGATGTTACTGGTGATGTTACAGGTAATGTTACTGGTGACTTAACAGGTAATGTAACTGCAACTTCTGTATTAGCAGATGGAGTTACAGCAACTACTCAATCAGATGGGGACAATAGTACTAAAGTGGCTACTACTGCTTATGTAGATACTGCTATTGAAGGACACGATACTTTAGCTGAGGTACTTGCAGGAGGAAATACATCAGGTGGAACATCAATGATTATTAGCAACGGAGATGACCTTACGGTAAATACAAGCACGTTAAAAGTAGATTCAACTAATAGTCAAATAGGTATAAATAATGCAAGTCCTTCAGGATTTACAGGTCAGTATTCTAAAGACTTAATAATTGGAGATGGTACTGGAGATAGAGGAATAACAATATATTCTTCAAGTTCAGCTTATGGTAGTTTGTTTTTCAAGGACGCTGAAGGAAGTTCTACTGGTAATGGAGGTTTTATTGCTTACAATCACTTTGTTGATGGTATGGAGTTTGGTATTGGAAATGCAGGGCTTGGAGCTGGTAGCTTAAGTATAGGTAGCTCTAGTATTTTTATGAGAAAAAAACTCATAGTAGATGCAACTTATTCAACAACTAACACATTAACTGTTGACCCAAGTAACGCAAGGGTAGGTATATTTAACGATAGTCCTTCATACAGATTAGATGTAGCTGGTGATGCAAGATTTACAGGACAAACTATTATTAGTGGTGATTTAGCAGTAGATACAGATACTTTATTTGTAGATGTTTCAGAAGATTCTGTTGGTATTAATACAGCTAATCCAAGTGCTTTTGGTAGAAACGAATTGGTTGTTACTGTTCCAGACAACGGAGGTATAACTATAGCAAGTGCTACAGATGAATATGGTATGATAGAGTTTTCAGACGGAAGTGATACTGGACAACAAAACTTTATTGGCTGTGACCACGATGGAGATATAATGGGCTTCAATGCTTGGGGTTATCATTTGTTTTCATTAGGAGAAGGTGTGCCTAAAATGACTATTAATACAGCAGGAGTAACTGTTGAAGATGATTTTAAAGCAGGAGATTTAGGTGACCCGTATTTATTACTTGCTGATGTAAGTACTGCTACTGTTTATGTAGCAGGAACTGTAAATCTTAGTAATAATCTATTAATAGGTGATGATGGGTTTATTGGAGAAAACGTAACTGTAAGTAATTCTTTACATATTGGATGTGATACGAATGATAGTCTTCGTTTTGGTCATTTAATTCCTGTTGAAGGCGGTTATAGTTCAGATTTAGTAATAGACAGTTCAGGAAACGTTTCTGTTACAAATTCAGCAGACGCAATATTAAAGGTTGAAACATCAAGTGGAACAAGTTCATCAAGATTATTTTTAAAATCTCCAACAAGAGAATGGAGAATAGGAGTTAATGATTCTTTTAATAGTGGTTCTTTATTTGTTTATAATACTGAAGCAAATACATATCCGTTTCTTATAGACACTTCTGGAAACGTATCTGTACTAAAAACAGATTCTTCTACTTATAGTTCTATAACTCCAGTAGCAGATTTAATATTATCAAGAAAAAATACAGATAATACAAACAATGAAACGGTTGGTATTAGATTTGATGTTACTGGTTGGTCAGGTTCAACAACTGGAGGTGCTGCTATTGAAGCTATACAACCCTCTAATGCAAGTTCAGCAGATTTAGCTTTTTTAACAAGAAATGCTGGCACTTGGGGAGAAAGAATGCGTATAGACTCATCAGGAAACGTAGGAATTGGAACTGATTCGCCTTCTACAAAACTTGAAATTTTTGGCAATAATTCAGCAAGAAATACTATACAAAATTTACTAACACTAAATGGAGGAACAAGCTCTAACAATGTTTATAGTGGGTTTGGTATGGGTATAAAATTTAATGGTAGAGATTATAGTAATGAACCAAGAGATTATGCCTATATTAATTCAGTTATGGAAGCTTCAGGAAGCTCTACACCTGGTGGAGACCCAGGCTTTAGTTCTCAATTACAATTTTGGACAAATTCAGGTGGAGCAACAAATACTTTACCTACAGAAAGAATGCGTATAACATCTGGGGGAGCAATAGAAATTAGAAATGGAAGTACTGTTGGTGGAGAAATTAAATTAACAGGAGCAGATAATGATTTAACAATTAATGGTGCAAGAGGTCAAATTAAATTACAGATTAATGGAACTAATGCTTATGAAGTGGATTCAGTTCAATTATATCCATCAGCAGATAATTCAAAAAATTTAGGAACATCGTTTTTAAGATGGTCAACAGTTTATGCTGCAAATGGAATAAATACTTCAGATGAAACATTAAAAGAAAATATAGAAGAATGTGATTTAGGAATTGATTTTATAGATTCATTAAAACCAAAAACGTATAATTTTAAAGACCTAAAAGAAGATAATGATGCTTATGGCAAACAACGATACGGTTTAATTGCTCAAGATTTATTACAAACTGAATTAAAAGATTCTGTATTTGGTAAAAAAGATGGCGAATATGGATTAAGCTATAATGATTTGATAGCACCTATGATAAAAGCAATACAAGAACTAAAAGCAGAGATAGACGAATTAAAAACTCAAATAAATAATTAAAATGGCAAATACTTACAATTGGAGAATAAATGCATTAGATGCTAAGATTCACGAAAACGACTTAGACAATGTAATCTATACGGTGCATTGGTCTTTTATAGGTCAAGATGATTCAGAAGAACCTGTAATGGCAAGTTCAATAGGTACTTTAGGTGTACAATACAATCCTGAAGAGCCATTTATTCAGTACGATGACTTAACTAAAGAAGATGTAGTTGGATGGTTAGAATCTGAGCTTGATGTAGAAGCAATGAAACAAAACATAGACAATCAAATAGAACTAAAAAAGAATCCTGTAGACGAAACATTACGTCCTGACTGGGATTAATTTAATATATTTGTATATAACTATAAATTTAATAAAATGTCAAAAATTAGTAAAGAAGAATTAGAATCATTATTAGAGTCAGAAAAGAAAGTTTCTGCTATTAAGCACGACTTAGGTACGTTAGATGAGCAAAAGCATAATCTATTACACGCTTTAAGTCAAGTTAGAGAAGAATCTAACAAAGTAAAAAAAGAACTAGAAGAAAAGTATGGTAAAATAAATATCAACTTGCAAGATGGTTCTTACGAGGAAATAAAAGAAGATAAAGAATAACGCTATGGATTTTGCAGATATGAAGATATACCTTATAAACTCAATGGCTTTTCTAGTATCATTAACTGAGGTTGAGGTATGGTTAAAAATTATACTTCTAATCTGCACGATAGTATATACTATTCAAAAAACTAAGAAATTAAAATGAGTGAGTTAAGCGAAGACAGTAAATTTGAGATTAGTATAAAAACACTTATTGCTATAGGGGTAGGATTATCCACCCTTATAGGAATGTGGTTTGCCTTACAGGCAGATATAGAGGAAGCTAA